CATTATCGATGGGCAGGAACTCTGCGCAGGGGCGTTTTTTACGGTCGTCGTACCAGAGTTTGATGTACTGTGAGCCTCCAAGGGGCAGCTGGGTAAGCATCTGCTCCTCTTCATCCCTGAATTCCTCGATCTGCTCGGTGAGCTGCCAGTTCATCCAGTCGCGTTTGCGCTCAGAGGCTTGGACTTTGTTCTCATCCACATCACCAAGGATCTTGATTCGGGTCGGACCGTCAGGCGGGAACATCTCTTTGATGGCTCGGGCAGCAAAATCCACGCAGGCCTCGGCCATAACGGGGTGAACGACCTTAGATGCGCCAGTAAACTGAGCTCCACCAGGGGCATCGTTGCCCATTCCAGTGCGCCGAATGCCCTCTTCGTACTGCTCGTCGCGCTTTTTGCGGCTCTCCTTGTCCTTACGGATCAAGTCTTGGTACTTCAGAGCCAATTTCTGCAGGTCAAACGGGTCAAAGTCGTCTGAATCCGCCAGGTTTTGGTAGAAATCCTCGTTCTCCATCGGCCCGTTGTTAGGCATTTTGACGATCGCTGAGCCATCAGGCAGCTCCTCAATGTCTGCCTCGGCCAGATTGGGCATCTCTACCTCAACTTCGCCCTCTTCGGTCTGAGCAGTCGGGTCTCCAATGCTAGGAACAAAGCGGTTGTATTCAGGTTCGATCGGAAATTCTTCAGCCATTTCGTTTATTCCTTACTTTGATAGAGGCAAGACCACCTTTTTTCTTGCCTGTCAGTTTCTTTTGCATTTCAAGATATTGCATGGCGTTATCAAGCCACTCCTGATCGAGCTGCTGAACCGGTGCCGACATCTGCATCGCCCGGTAACCGCCACTCTCGGGCTTGCTTAAGAGCCGTCTTGCCTCGAAAAAACTCGGGAACATCACATCGGCCGGCAGCGGCTGAGCCAGGCCGCCAATGTAAGTGCCGGTCAGATCATACGGGTATGTCCGGTGCCCCGACTTCTGCTCCATTTTCATCTCCGGCCCAAACTGCGAAATGCTATATCCAGACTGCCCGATTGGCACATCCAAAAGTTCTGGCTCGGTAACGGCGTAGCGGGCAAAGCCAACATTCGGAAAGCCAGCTTTCTGAAAGTCCTCTTTAGCCATCGTCTGAACAAACTTAGTGCGCTGCGCCCCTGGCCCAATAATCAAGCTCTCAAGCAGCCCTGGGCTTTCAATACCAACAAAACCAGGGATGTCCTTACGCACCTCCTGATTAAATTTGTCGATGTCCTTTTTGCGTAGTTCAGAAAGATCTAAAGACTTCACTAAGGACTCGCTGACAAAGGTATTAAAGTCAACGCCTTGAGGCCCCATCGCGGTATAGACGCCGTAGACGGGATCGCCAGACTCTTGCACTGTCCTAATCTTTTTCTCGAGCTTTGATAGCGGCACCTTGTGCGACGCCCAACCACCGTGCTCTCTCATGAAGCCTGGGCCACCCTGCAGCTCTATGTTCATTGGCACACCCTCGAGCTCCTCAAGGATCTGTCCGGCTGCAGCTCTGTCACCCAAAAGCTGAACGGCGGTGCCGCCCTGTAGCTCTTCAGGCGATATCACCTTCTTCTCGGCCAGCTTTGACTTAGGGTTCTTAACGACTTTCTTTTGCACCTCAGACAGCGGCTTTTCGAGCTTGATGTCGGAGATGTCATGCCATAAGCCTGCCTTCTCAGCCTCTTCCCTTGTCATGCGCTTGGCTTTCTCTAAAGCCTTTTCTGCAGACTTGGCAAGTTTCCTGATGGCGCCGCCAGCGGCGAGCTGCTGGATCTTGTGCCAGCGCATTAAATCTTTGTCTTTAGTGACCGCGCCGCCCTCTTTAAATGGCTGGCCAATCTTTACATCTGACTTCATCTTGGCCGGTAGATCCATAAGCCACATATCGGTTGCGGGCGCCTTCTTGTTGGCTTCTTTCAAAACCTTGTCAAAGTCGTACTCAAAGGCAATATCTTCGCCGGTCTCACGATCAACCACTTTGAACGCCATAATCTCACGGCCGTAACGATCAAACTCTCCGGTGTAGACCTCTTCTACATCGTCCGGCTCAAACTCTTTAATTGTGTACTGAGTCTTCTTAGCCTCAGTGCCATATTTTTTACCGAGCTTATTCATGTACTCAGGGTAGTTCCGACCGTAGTACTGACGCATCCCTTCGCCGCCGATCTTCAGATCATCCCCGGTCAATGTGCCGTCAGTCTCTTTTGAATCCAAGATTCTCTTGGCCACATCTTTGCCGACATATAGGTCAAGATCCTTTGGCTCAACGGTCTTATCCAAGACCACTGACTGACCTTTCTCGGCCATCAGCTTGATCGTGCCATCTGCGTTTTTCTCGTAGATCAGGCCGTCAATGTGGGTTCCAAGGCTGCCACGGCGAATCTGCTCATCTGGGCCAACCAAAGCCACTTGGTCGTAGTCGTTGTCAGCGGCGTACTTAAGAAGACGCTTTACACCAAGCTGGTACCAATCTTTTTTGAAAGGGGCATCAGGAACGCCCTCGCCAACCTTTTTGGTTTGGGTATCAAATTTCACATCTACTATGCCCTTCCACCCTGGGTCTACCGCAGCAGCCGCTTCTTCTTGTGTTTCACCAAAACCCAACGACACCCTTCGTCCGTCAGGCGTGGTGTAGTAAGCCTCATAAGTTGTTTCTGTCTGCGGACCGTACCCTTTTTTGCGCCCAGTCTGATGCCAATCCGACTGAATCTCCTCAATGACTAAGGTCTTCTTGCCACCAATAGTCATATCCTGCATACGCAGATGCATGAATGTGTTGGGATCGTCTGGCCAATGATTAGTCCTAAAATCTTCTGGAGAATCTCTTGTTTCAACTTTAGAGACAACAGCACTTATGCTCGGTCGGTCATCATAGGCTTCTTGTTGTGTTGCAAAACCTCGTCTTGATTCTTGGGTTTCAGGATCAAACCACTCCCACGCTTCTCTTTTTTCTTTCTGAGGAAATTTCAGCAATATTTCCTTGTAGTTTTTACCGCCAGGGAGAATTAAGTTTTGTTGCTCAAACCTTGGCTCTTTGTATAACGACTGCTTTTTTCTAATTTCTACTAGAAAATCTTCTTCTTCAGGGGAAACTTCTAAACCCCTTGAGGCCCGATAATTAATGTCATTCATCAACCGGCGCTCTTCATCTGAAAGCATAGTGCCGCGAATGACCTCTTCAATCTGAACATTATGTTGGTCGATGTAGTCCTGCACCTCCTGCCGGGTCACACTCTTCTTACCCTTTAGGAAGTCAACAATCCCGGTTGCCTCGAGCTCACCCGCGCTCGGGTTGAACCTCATGATGTCGCTCAAAAAAGCGTCGCCAGATCCTTCTTCTCGCTTCAGGTTAGCTGCCGCCTTCTCAACCGAGGAGAAGAATCCCATCTCATTGGCTGGCACCTTGACCGCCTCTTCCTTCGGTGCCGGCTCTTTCTGAGCCCGAGCAATGTTGGCCTGGGCGTACTTTTCCTTTTGAGCCTTGGAGTACTCAGCCTTTTGCCTCTGCTCTGGCGTTAACTCTTCTCCGGCCTCGAGCATTCGGATTAGGTCGTTAACCGACAGCCTCTCACCTCCCGGCCCGACAGGCTGAATTGATGCGCCCACCGGTAGATTCTTAAGTTCCTGCGGGACTGCCTCATCAATTGCTCTCCCTGCCTGAGCCGCAGCCCTCTGCGCCTGCCTTGCCATGCCAGGAATGTAAGTTGGCACCTCGGGCAGAAACGGGACATCAGGGATCTTGGCTCGCTCAATAGCACGGCCTATCGGCTCTAACGCCTCACCGGTTCTCTGCAAAGCGTAGATTCCGTAGTCGGTCTGTGGCAGGACAACATCCTCTGCAAACTTTTGGGCAGCCTCTTCGCCTTGAGCCAAAGCGACAAAGGGCGATGCCAATGATCGGCCAATCGCTGATTGTACGGTTTGAGCGGCCTCGAGACCTCCTCTCACCTTCTCGCCAAAGGGTCTGGCCTGCATCTTTGCCTGGCGCTCTGCTTCTTCTCTTTTCCGAGCCGCATCCTGCTCAGCAATAATCTGACGGGCGATTACACCCTGTTCGCCACGGTCCATGAACACTGGCACACCAGCTGCAAGTTGGGCTTCGACCTGGGCGACTGCGTTGCCACCGTTCGACATCTTGACCTCGCCGCCGTGATTAAAACGAGGCACGGACGGCTTTTTGTCTTCGATTGGAGTTAACTCTTCAGGCAGTATTAATATTCCGGAAGCCTCTTGTATGTCTGGAGGAAGGGAAAAAGCTCCGAGCCTTCGCTTTCTCGCCTCTACAATGTTTCTCATGCTTTGCAAAACGGGGTTTACTGGCTGAGGCAAATTCCTCACGGCCCAATTAACTGCTTCAAGGGCACCGTGTTTTAGCCTTCGGTCTTGGACTTCTTTGTTAGAGTCCGACGCCAGGTCAGATGGCAGCGCGGCAGTCTGGCCTGGATACCTCCTCGGGAAATTGATTTCCGGGTTAACTAAATCATCCAGGCTCATGTACTTTAAGAGTTCCGGATGTGGCAGCGCAGGCTCTGCTTCTTTCGCTTCTTCTTTTACTTTGCCGCCCTTGGCCATGTTCTTCTCGTGCCAGGCCTTCAGGTCGTGGTCGATTGCGCCACCTTTTGCCTTGGTGATGTCGGGATTTCTCGGATCGTAAGTCCGGTTACCGATTGCTGACTTCAGCTGCTCTGGATCAAAGACACGCAGGCCATAACCCATCATGGGGTCATCCCGGTAGTCGATGGCGTCATAGCCTTCCTCTTTCAGCCATTTCAACAAAGTCTCGGGCGGGACATCGAAGGCGGCAAAGTCGTCAGGATCTTTAATCGGAAAGCCCTTCTCGAGAGCCTTGTTCCTTGTCCAGTCCTCGAGGTCTGGGTAATACATTGGCTTTTCGGTGCGGACCAGTAGCGGTAGCACATTGGCGCCTTCTCCACCCGTCTGCTTCATAGCCTTGTCTTCGGCGTATAGGCTTGCGCTTGCAGGATCATCGGTCACAGATATGCCTGGGACATGATCATCGGGAGTCAGGGTTCGTTTGAACTTCGTAACATCTTTGTTGGTGCCGTGATAGACCACACCCTTTTCTTGGCTTGGCCGAACAAAAGACTCCTTGGCGATACCACGAGCCATATTCAAAGCCTCTTGCCGGGCGCTTTTCTCGCCAACTTTTTGGGCTGCCTTAATTGTTTTTTTTAGCGCACCCCCAGCAGCCATATCTTCTTCCTGACCTGGGACTAACTTGATATTCGCTTTGCGCTCCTGGTCGATCAGCTGCTCGCGCCTAGCCTTATAAAAATTACTGATGTCGTCTTCCCCGAACTGGGTGATGTTCTCCATCAGCCTTTCTTGAGTCGGAACCCCGATGCTCTCGGTCGTGGCTCGCCTTTGACCGAGCTCGTCACCGGCCTCAAAGGCGGTTCCCTCCATGTCGGACATGAACTCCTGCCGGCTTGGCCAGGACATATCAACTTGACTGGGCTTTAAGTTGTCAACGATTGACCCATTTGGCAGCTCATAGAATGTGTAGCCGTCCGCCGTCTTAAAGGTTTTGACCGGAGCCTTAGCCGTGGCCTTTTTTATTGCCTTCGCTGCCTTACCGATTTTGCTCAAGGGACCAGTCATGTCAGCCGCCCAAAAAGAGATTCAGCATTATCAAACCTGCCTCAAAGTCTTGCCACTCAGACTGCATACGGATTCTCCCGCTTACGCATTCCGGCATCGATGTAGTCTTCCTCGTCATAGTCGTCTTCTCTTGGCGGGTCGATCTCGAGCCAGCCCGAGTCTCTTAGGAACCGCAGCGCCTGGGTGCAGGCATCCACAAAGTCATCGTGCGTTGACTCTGGGAAGCTGCAGATCTGGGAAACGAACGGCTCTGCCCAGTCCCTGACATAGCCCTTCCTGACCGTGGACTCAGGTATCCAGACCCGACCCCTGGCGATGATGTTAGACACAATGTTCAGGCGCTGAACCTTATCGGCGTTGCCTGGGTTGTAAGCCCTCACGGGCAGGTGCGCCCGCTGCAGGTCTTGAATCAGGCTGATTCCTGAGCTCTTATCCTCGACCAGGATCAGATCCACCCGCTTACGCTCCTTGCCCTCGCCGTAGATGGTGTCGTACTCCTCGATGACCTTAGGCCTCAGATCCGGGTACTGCAGGCGATCTTGCCAGCAGTCGATGACCATGACCGACATCGGCCCGTCCTGCGGCTTAAAGACGCCCCAGGTGATGCAGGCGGTCGGGTCGTTGATCGTCTTCTCGGTGTAGGCGCAGTCATAGGACTGGATAATGTACTCGAACTTCGGGAAGGGCTTGCCGTCTGGCCAGAGCTTGAACATCTCCCGCTTAACGATCCCCGACTCCTCGGGGTCGATGATCTCGGCATAGATCTCCTGCCGGCCAAGGTTTGTGCCCTCGTACTGCAGGATCTGCTTCTGGAAGTTAGCCGACAGATTGGCCAGGTTGTCGTAGGTCGAGGCCGTCCGCACAATCACATCGTCCCCGTTCCTGCCCACCAGCTCGATGATCAGATCCTTCGGCCTTGGGGTGGTCGTGCAGATGATCTTGGTCTTCTTGCCCAGGCGGACAGAGAACATGATCTGATCCCAGGCTTCGTCTAAGTAGTCCCAGGCGGCCAGCTCGTCGCACCAGGCGCCATGGAACTGCGGGCCACGGAAGCGCTCGGGCTCCGAGGCAGGGATGCCCTTGATCAGGCTGCCATTGGTCAATTTAAGCTCGTGGAATGCCCGGTTGTAATCTGCCACAAGTGAACTGGGTATAACTGATAGGAGGCCCGAGTCTCCTTCAAAGCAAGTGGCACGAACATCAGAGGAAGTTGGGGCTCCGACGAGCCAGCGGGTTCCAGGCTCAGTCCAGGCCCACCAGCCCACCTGCTCTGCAGCCGTTCTTGTCTTGCCAGCACCGCGACCTGCCAGCATGAGCCAAATAGACCACCAGTCCCCAGCCGGGACAACCTGGTACTTGTGAGCCTTAGCGATCCAGTTAGCCCGCCATGCCCAGGCGATCCTGTCCTCAGGCTTGAGCTGCTCAAACTTGGCCTGAGTTTCCGGGTCTTTAAGGATTTCAAGGACATCGCCCATTTAATTCATGAACTGATTCATCCAGTCATCCAAGGCTTTGTGCGCCTTCTGACGCATGTCCTGACCCTTATCCGAGTTCAGCATGGCTCGAGTCCTACCGCCGGCGCGGAAGGTGATTCCCTCTTCCCACAAGTCCTGAACTTTCACTCCAGACTGCGCCCAGCGCCGCTCCTCTTTTTGATACTCCTCCTCCATCCTGTCGAGGATCGCCTCTTCTTCTGGAGTCGGTTCTAAATCTTTGATAATTTCATAGCGCCGTGTTGACATCCAAATCTCCTTATTCTTGTGGCCAATTGCTACGAATCACCCTGGCGATGTCCCTGGGCGTCATGTGCTCGATCTCGGCTATCCTCGCGCACCGCTCCCGCTCAGCCATCACGGCCGCCTGAATCGTTGCCTCGGTCAGCTTGGCCGAGGCGATCAGGTACTCCGATAAGTCCTTGTTGGCACGGCTTAAAGCCTCCATTGAGCCGATCAAGATCTCTTGCGCTTTCATTCGGCCTGCTTACGGGCTTCCATGGCCGCCAGGAGGTCGTTAAACAATCCCTTGGCCTCCAGGCTAGCCTCCACCTTCAGCGGGTTGTTCTCATCCCCAGCAAGGGCTACCCGGTCTCCGTACTTCCGCGGCTTTAACTTGGATGCCGTCCACTTCCGGGCGTCCACCCTGAGCTTCATCCACTGGATATAAGCCCCGTCAAAGGATGTATTCCCGTTCCCGTCCGTCTTCTCCATCGGCATGGCATCAGCTATCGCCTGTATCTCATCTGCAAGGGTATCTGCCTGATCTTCCCTCGCTTTTGTGTACATGTCCGAAAACTCTGCAAATCGGGACAGCCAAAGGTAAACAGATGCCACGGCGGGCATGTGCTCGTCTTTACATATCTTTACTAGCGGCTCTCCGTGAGCTATCCGGGTGCAGATCTCTGCGGCGAGCGTGGAGTCGTACTTTGTTGGGCGGCCACCAGGATGTTTCTGAGCCGAAACCGATTTGGTTTCCGATTCGGTTTCTTTTTGTTTGGTTCGAGTTTCAGGCATGACCCTTAGTCCAATCGATTGATCGGTAGAGTCTAAGGGTTCTTGGGATTTCGTGCCACCGATCGCCTTACTGCCCTTTTGCGTTTACCTCTGACTTCGGCTGCTGCCTTTTCAATGGCCGAGGCAAACAGGTACAAATCATCATCCGTAAGCCGAGCCCCATACCTTCGATCCCAAATCAAAATTTTGAAGACCGTCGTTGAGATGTCTATCAGCCGATCCACATCAGACTTCCTAGCTTCCACTGCCTCTCCTTCTTTTGGCGGGGGCCGGGCTGTGTACAACAACCGAACCCCACGATGCCAGGAATCCGTTTGTTTCCCGACCCCCTTACGGCTGGAGACTGGTTTCCCTACACCGCCGGGACGCCGAGTCGAACAGCATCCCCACCTGTAGCCCCAGAGCGGCTCGTGCTAGGTTGCACAGCCAGCCTCCATGCGTAATGGTCCCCAGACTTAACGGCTCCGGGGCGCCGAAAACCGAATCGGTTTTAATTCGATTCCACTTGGCTTTCAAACTGTTTTTGCAGCGCCTGACTCATTGTCCGAACCCCAACAAGGTGACCGTTTGTCCAAAGGGCCCTGCAGAAATCCAAAAAGAAAAGCTCCTGCAAACTGTCCTCTTCGAAGACTAATCCTACCCCAGCCGCTTGATCAAGTAGGGCTTTCTTGGAGGGCATAGAGTCGCCATCAAACCTTATGCTCATTGCGCTTCTCCTCGATGGTAATGGTGTAGGCGGTGCCGTGCTTATCGACCACGCTGATGGTTTTCTTGGGGGAGCGATAAGACCCGTCAGGATTTAAGTCAAAGTTAACGCTTCCCACGGAGTCAATGATTCCCTCCATGTCTTGTTTCTTCAGATTCTTCTGAATGATATGGGCTAGGTAATCGCAATAAGCAAGAATCATTTTTTATCCCTCAATTCAAAGATTTCAAAGGCGCGGATAAAGAGCTCTGGCCAGGTGGCCTGGATCTTCTCCCGGTTAGTTGGATCTGCCCTGAACCATGTTAAGGCCAGGGACTCAGCAAAGCCACCCAGGTGGCCATTCGACATGATGTTCGCCGCCTGGTGGTATTCCACTGGACGCTGCATCTTGATGACATTACTCATGTCGCCATCTCCCAGCAGTAGGTCACCCCTTTCGGGGCGTATTCGTTTAAGTTCTCAGCCATCTCTTGGGCCTCGAACTTCTCCCATGAGAACCAAACCCGTTCTGCTTTATTGTTCTCAAAGCGAATGACATTCCATCCTTTTCCCATGTTTATCTCCAATTGAAAAAGACTGAAGGGACTGTCTTGCCATCAATTAACTTTAAGTGATGCTCACCATTATCAAAAAAGATCTTGGTGTATACCAACTCTTGCCCTACCTCAATGCTTTGATCGGTAGGCGATAGACAAGCGGGAACTTGTGTTCTGCAAACCGCTATCTTCTGGTTTTTATTCATAATCATCTCCTTATCGTGCGGTGGTTTTGACTGAGAACACGGCAGATGTCTTGGTGTACTTAGCCACAACATCCTGAGCGATACCAAGGTCAGCGATCAATTTTTTGTAGTCAGTAGTCTTGCGATCTGCCTCAACTACAACGGCACGAAAGAGATTGCCAACAAACTCTTTGGAACCATTAGGAGCGGTAGCAACATCTTTAAGATCGTCTTTGATTAAGTCAGCCTCTTTGGTCAGGCGATCAATCTCAGCAAGCAGAAGACCTAGGCGGTCGATGTTGGTGGTGATGATGTCGTTGTTCATTTGGCTTTCCTTTTCTTTCCTAACCGGACCAATG